TAACAAATACTTAATTAGCGATTTTGAGAAAATTGGTATTTGGTCTGAAGATTTGAAAAATGAAATTATTATGAATGAGGGTTCAATTCAAAATATTAACTTCAATCACTATCTTGATGTTGAAGATAAAAATTACAACAAGAAAGTTAAGAGAATTGAACATTTAATTCCAAAATACAAAACAATTTGGGAAATATCTCAAAGAGAACTTATTGATATGGCAGCTGACAGAGCACCATTCATTGACCAATCACAATCAATGAATATCTATATGTCTAACCCAACATTATCAAAGATTTCGTCATCACACTTCCATTCTTGGGGTAAAGGATTGAAAACTCTTTGTTATTATGTTAGAACTAAAGCGATATCAACCGGAGCAAAACATTTGGCTGTGGATATTTCAAAAGTGGGTCAACCAAAACCTATTGAAAAACCAACCGTTGAAATAAATCAAAAACCAAAAGACAGTGAATTTGAGTGTTTTGGGTGTGGTTCTTAATAGAAATAAATATTAATCACGACTTTGGTCGTGATTTTTTATTTTACTCTATTTATAAGAAATAATTACGACACTATATTTATAGATATGGCAGATGGAAAAACATATGGTATTAATTTCCCTTTTAGGGATTCTTATGATGGAAAGTATTTAGACCTTTCCACGGATAGTACTCAAGAAACAAGAACGGATTTAATACATTTATTATTGACTAGAAAAGGAAGTAGATATTTTTTACCCGATTTTGGTACAAGATTGTATGAATTTATTTTTGAACCATTAGATGGTCCTACATTTTCAGATATTGACGCTGAAATTAGAGACGCTGTTGAAGAATACATACCGGGAATAACTATTAAAAATATAAGTATTACCGCAGCATCAGATGGTGAAGAAGATAAAGGTACTTATGTTGACCAATACGATACTCGTGTTTTCAGAGTACCGGGTATTGGAACTAAAGAACACACTGCGAAAGTAAAAATAGATTATCAAATAAATAATGACGTGTTTAACGCTAGTGATTTTGTAATCCTAAATATTTAAAGAATATGGCAAATAAAAAAATATCGTATACTACGAGAGATTTCCAATCAATTAGAACCGAGTTAATAAACTTTACAAGAACTTATTATCCGGATTTAGTTGACAACTTTAATGATGCGAGTGTATTCTCTGTATTATTAGACCTAAACGCTGCGGTTACCGACAACCTTCAATTCAACATAGATAGAAGTATTCAAGAGACGGTATTACAGTATGCTCAACAAAGGTCATCAGTATTTAACATTGCCAAAACTTATGGGTTAAAAGTTCCGGGTCAAAGACCGTCAGTAGCTTTAGTTGATTTTTCAATTACTGTACCGGCTTTTGGTGATAAAGAGGATTTAAGATATTGTGGTATCTTACGTAGAGGTTCTCAAGTAAGTGGTGCTGGTCAAGTATTTGAAACTGTTTATGATATTGATTTTTCTTCACCATCAAACGCGGATGGATTTCCGAATAGATTAAAAATCCCAAATTTTGATTCAAATAATAAGTTATTAAATTATACCATTGTAAAACGTGAGACCATTGTTAACGGTATTACTAAAGTTTTCAAGAGAGTTATTACAGCAAATGACGTAAGACCATTTTTTGAAATATTTTTACCTGAAAAGACCGTATTAGGAGTAACAAGTGTGCTATTGAAAGATGGTACTCAATATGCCAATGTACCTTCAAATCAAGAATTTTTAGGTGTTGATAATAGATGGTTTGAAGTTCAAGCTTTAGCTCAAGATAGAGTTTTTATTGAAGACCCAACAAAAGTTTCTGACAACCCCGGGATTAAAGTAGGTAGATATGTAAACACTGCCACTAAATTTATTACGGAATTTACACCTGAAGGGTTCTTTAAAATGACCTTTGGTGGTGGTAGTCAATCTGCTGACGAACAATTAAGAGAATTTGCTCGAGATGGTAAGCCATTAAATTTATACAAATATTCTAATAACTTTGCGTTAGGTAGCACTTTAAAACCTAATTCAACCCTATTCGTTCAATATAGGATTGGTGGTGGTACAGGAAGTAATTTAGGTGTTGGTGTTATTACACAAATTGGTACAGTTTCATTCTTCGTTAATGGTCCGTCTGAATCTGTTAATACAACAGTTGTTAATTCATTAAGATGTAATAATATAACCGCAGCCATCGGTGGAGCAAACTATCCAACAACAGAAGAAGTTAGAAATTTAGTATCATATAACTTTACTGCACAAAACAGAGCAGTTACAGTAAATGATTATGAATCAATAATTAGAACAATGCCATCACAATTTGGTGCACCGGCTAAAGTTGCAATAACTGAAGAAAATAATAAAATTAAAGTTCAAATGTTATCATATGATGAGACCGGTAGATTAACCGAGATAGTTTCAAACACATTAAAAAATAATGTGGCGAATTACCTATCAAATTACCGTATGATTAATGATTATGTATCAATTGAAAGTGCAAATGTTATTGACTTAGCTATAAATGTTGATGTTGTGTTAGATAATTCACAAAATCAAGGTTCAATCATTTCTCAAGTAATTAATATAATCACAGATTATTTTGACCCAACAAACCAAGAAATGGGGGAAAATGTTAATGTATCGGAATTAAGAAGATTAGTTCAAAGTGAAAATGGTATTATTTCCGTTTCTGATATGACATTTTTTAATAAAGTTGGTGGTCAATATTCTTCATCTCAAACATCTCAAAGATATATCGATTCGGAAACAAAACAAATTGAATTAGTTGATGATACAATTTTTGCCGAACCAAGACAAGTGTATCAAGTTAGATATCCAAACAAAGATATCAATGTGAGAGTTAAAAATATTAAAACGGTTAATTTCTCTTAGCAATTTATTTTAAAATTTATTGAATTATCTTTTGAAAATAGTATATAAACTATTTATTAAAAAAGATTATTATGTCCAATTCATTTAGAATACGTACAGAGCCGGGTGTTGACAAATCACTTAACGTCTTGATAGACCAAGAATTTGAGTATTTAGAAATATTATCTCTAAAATTATTACAAAGTCAAATATACACTAGACAATGCTCTGATTACGGGGTTATTGTTGGTAGGGTAAGTGTGAACAATGGTTTTGGTATTCCAAATGCTAAAGTTTCTGTGTTTATACCTTTAGACACAAATGACGAACTTAATCCGGTTACTTCTGATTTATATCCGTATAAAACATTAACAGATTTGAATGAAGATGGGTATAGATATAATTTACTACCTTACATTAAATCTCATAGTGGACATAATCCAACAGGGACATTTTTTAATCGGGAGGATGTTTTAACAGACCCAACTTTAATACAGGTATACGATAAATACTATAAATACTCTACAGTAACAAACTCTAGCGGTGACTATATGATTTTTGGTGTACCAACCGGAAGTCAAACAATTGTTGTTGATATTGACTTATCGGATATTGGGGAATTTTCATTATCACCTCAAGATTTGGTAAGAATGGGTCTTGCAACGCCAGCTCAAGTTGCTGGTATAAACTTTAAATCTTCAACAAATTTAAATTCGTTACCTCAAATTATTAATTTTAATCGAACAATTGAGGTAGAACCTTTATGGGGTCAACCTGAAATATGTAATTTGGGTATCACAAGAACTGACTTTGATTTATCTAAAGAATCAGGCATTGATATTAGACCAACATCCATCTTTATGGGTTCGATTGTTTCAAGTAACGATGACGAAGCCCTTCCAAGAAATTGTAAACCCCGACTTAAATCCGGTTCGCAATGTACTTTAGTTACAGGTCCGGGAGAAATATTAGCAATAAGACAAACTATTTTTTTAGATGCTCAAGGTAAACCAATTTTAGAGACAGTGGATTTAGAAGAGGGTGGTCAAGTTATTGATGATAATGGTGCGTGGTTAGTAGATGTCCCAATGAATTTAGATTATTTAATAACTAATGAGTTTGGTGAACAAGTTATATCTGATGACCCTAAAAAAGGTATTCCAACTAAAGGTAAATACAGATTCAAAGTTAAATGGAATCAATCACCATCAATATCAGAACCTGTTAGAAGAGGGTATTTTTTAGTACCAAATGTTAAAGAACACGGTTGGACTACTAGTGGTTCAAACCCAAACGCAACACTTCAAAAGAAGTCGTATGCGTTTAGTTTAGATTGGGATGATTATGTTGATTTTCAATCTGCAATAGATTGTACAGATACGTTTTATTTAATGCAATATAATAAAGTTTATACAGTATCTCAATTAATTGACCAATATAGAAAAGGATATTTAAATACTCAATTTATTGGTATTAAAAATATTATTGATGATTCTTGTGAAAGTGAGAACAATAAATTTCCAACAAATGATGGGGTTTTTAGGTTTGATTTAATTTATTTTTTATTTTGGATAATGTTGTTTTTATTCAGACCTGTTTTTATCTCATTAATACCTGTTATTCATATTCTTTGGTTTGTTCTTAAAGTTGTAGGGATAATTTTAGTAGTTATTCTTTATCCATTAATAATAGTTGTTGGATTTATTTGTAGTGTTTTAAAAGGACTTTTAGGTATTCTTGGGGCGTTACCGTTAATTGGTAAAAAATTCAGAAATTTAAGAGACAAAATGTCTTGTCCGGGATTAGCAGACGCTAATCGTTTAGCAAAACAAATTCTTGAATTTCCTGATAAATTAAAAAATATTAAAATACCAAATTTATCTTATCCGGAGTGTTCATTTTGCGATTGTGGTGATAATGGAGATTTACCTAAAGACGAACCTGGGGTAGAACAATTAGAAATAGATGCACCAGACGAATCTCTTCCTGAAGGGGCTGGTTCATCATTATTAACCCCATTTGAAATTGCCTCACAATATAAGATTAATAGATTAAATAATGGAACACCTGGTGTGCCCGGTGTTAACACAGGTGATTCAGTTTATCAAAATTTATTTGCGGGAAATGGTTTGGGTAATGCTGATGACGCGTCATTTGTACCATCAACAAGAGTTCCTATTTCAGTTATATCCACAAATGATGACGAAAACCCTGCATTATCAGAGGATAATCCTGAATATTTATATTTTTCATCAAGTTTAACAGTGTCTGAAAGATTAAATTTATTTAATACTAAAGGAAAATATTTTAATGAAAGTGGTAATAATCCTGGTGGGGGGGTTAATAGAATTAAAGTAACATTTCAACCGGATTTAAATCCTCCGGCAACTAATTTTCACTATGATAATGTGGTTGCTATAGTATGTACTCAAAGTGCAACAAATTTAGAGGCAGGTACTATGTTATCTTTTCAAGATTTTACGCTATCAAAAGATAAAAATGTTATTAACACTGGAACAACATTAAATGAGTATGGTACAAATACCATTACAGGTACGACAATAAATAGTGGGACGACAACTAATCCCGGAACAATATCGATTACCTATGCAAATCCTGATGGTAGTTCGGGTAATCAATCTGTATCGTATCAAATTGTTACTTTTTCAGGTGACCCTAAATATGCTAGATTCCCTATGGATGTTGAGTATTTCCAAGTCATTACAGGTATGACTTATTCGGAATATAGTGGAATGTGTAATAGTGCGTCGATTGTTGAGGCTGATTGGAACAATAATAATTCATTTTATAATAGGTTTTTAAGTAACGATATGAGATTTTATCGTGTTAGACAACCTCAAGAAGATGAGACAAGTAGTGGTTTTCCTTGTGGTAAAAACTTGTCTTGGTCAACAATAGAAAGATTTTTTTCACCTATAGATTATTATAAATCAATGGATAAACAAAAAGTTATATTCTTGGTTAGAGGTGTTGACCCAAATTCAAGTAGAACTAAAGTTAGTTATGATTTAAGTCGATTATTTGGTTATAATTTTGGTAATTCATCAACAATAATAACAGGTAATAATTATAAATTAAATTATCCAATTCAAGGTACTTTAAATTGTGTTAATCATATAACCAATAGTAATTTAACATCTGATTTTTATTTTGATTCGTTTCGTTTTGAACCATCTATAACACCACCTAACCCATTATTTGAAACATTTGGGTTTAGTTCGTTCACGAGTAATCTACATACATATTATTCTAATTTAGATACGACAAACGGTGGTTTTACTCCGGTAAATGGTCTTCCTACATTATCATCCGTAACATTACCATCATCTTTAGTTTCTAAAGTGGTTGTAGAATATATAAATGATTCACCACCACCTTTTCCGTATGCAATTGGAACACAAGGACGGAATGGGTTTATTGTTGAGTGGGATATCTTGTATACAAGAACACTTCCGTGTATTCTTTCTAGTGCTCCTTATAGTCGTAGGGCAGGTACTAACAACTTTTCTCCTAATGATAATAGAGGTTATTATCTAGGTGAGATAGTTGAGGGTGGTAGTATGTTTTATCAGAGATTAGATATTAATCAAACTAATGGAAGTAACCCATTTTCAGTTGAAGGTATTTACTACGCACCAAAATATCCAAGCACGGCAGTTTTAAATTTTGATTTAAATAGCAGTTTTCAACGTAAAATAGTGATGAGGTCTGATAGATTACCGACATCAACAGTTGTACAAAATAATTTAGGGAATAGTTTTCCATTACACACAAACACTGATTTTGCAATTTTTGTTGTAACTGATGATGGTGCGACTATTAATCAAAGTGTTGGTGGGACGGGTTCTTCTGATTTATTTGAGGGTGAAGGTGGGGCTTTTGCTCCTGAAGAAATAGTTGGGCCAGATGCTCAACCAGCAGTTATTAATCAAGTTTTAGAGTCATTTAATTGTGGTAATATGGCACCGTTAGGTTGTTATGTAAGTAGAGAACCTTTTCCTGGGAAATATAATTTAGAAGTAATTCAAGATAAAAGTAATCCTTGTTGGACTTTTAATGGTGGTAAAGCTAAATTTGATGGTGGGTGTTATATATTAATTACTCAACCAATACTTTCTTTATTATCAGGTCAAGATTTTCAAGTAGTGTTTGAATGGACAAATAGGATTCAAGTAATGTTTGGTGCGTGTAGAAACGTGTTTTCTCATTTATTTACGAACAATTGGATTAATGGTGTTCTTTATCCTTTTTCATTTTCAAATGATATTGTTTTCAATAGTCAAAATCAACCTGTAAGTAGAATTTGTAGTGAAAATATTTATTTTGACCGAGATACCAATAATTTTTATTATAGAAGTAGTCCTTGGAATAATAGTACCTCTGAATTTGTTGGTATGAATAGACCAGAACCGAATCCTATTATACAAAGTATATTTAAAGGTTATGGTGGTAACATTAAAAACTTAAAATATCCTACAACTATTATGGATTTAGGGCCAAGAAACTTATATATACAAGAATTAGTTATGTCTGACGATTTTGATGGGTATGTTATGAATAGGTTAAATACGTCAAGTTATGGGGATGTTTCTGAATTATTAAATCTTTTAATTATTACAAGATTAGCTAGTCCAGGGTTTTTGCAAAGAATTGGGGTAACTGGTGTTGGTATCTTATCATTTTTCAGTAGAACTAAACTTATGGTTGATGGTGATTACGCTCAAATGATTGCGATTAATTCTGAATTATCGGTTGCTCCGTTTCAATCATTAAATTATCCTGACAATCCTGTTGGACAACAAAATCCAATATATTATAACCCGTCAAATAATATTAATGATGTGGTATTTGGTGTTTTCTTTTCTTCAGATACTCAAACACGAGATTTTATATCACCAAAAAGAACAATTATTGACCCTGATGGGTTATCTAATAACCCGTGTACATTTAGTTATTTTTCGGTGTTTACCCAAACAGTTCCATTTTACCAATGGAACATAAAAGGTGAAGATACCAATAGTATTTTTGGGTCTCAAGAAAATGGGTGGTATTCTGAAGAAATTGATGGGAATGCGTTTTTTAGTTATCCATATCAATTGTTAGATAGAATTGAACCTTCATCAAGATATATGAGAACATCACAAAGACCTGAAAACAAATACTTTAAAGGTTATATTTATTCTGTTTATCCTGATGGTACTTTAAATCCGGAGTTCAATTCAATTGAACCAAATTCTCCTAAAAACAGATTGTTTAATACAGGTGCACCGTTTTATTTTTATTTTGGATTGAAAAAAGGTAAATCAGCGTTTGATAGATTCACAACTAAATGGTTAGATACAACAACAACATTATAATATGGGAAATAGAATTGATACTAGAGTAGTTTTAGGTTCATTAAGATATAAATCGGCACCAGATACCAATCTGATGTTCAATGTTCCTTTAGTTCAAACCGCTCAAATAAATGTTGAATTTGATAGGAATATTGATGTTAGTTTGGAACAAGTGTTTGATGATGAAAGACAAAAATCTGATATATTTAGACCTACCTGTAAATTTTCATTATTATTTAATAATTCATATACCGGTGATACAAAGTATGACCCATTTGAATATAATTTGTATTATGTGAATGAAGCTCAGGCAGCAATAAATAATTGCCCTCCAAATCCAAATGTTGCTTGGACAGGATTACCACAATATAATGAATTTGATTTTATTAGAACAGATTACAATGTTCCGGGTTATACTCAACCACCATATAATCATTTGACGTTTGTAAGTAAAAGTGCTTCAACATATAATTGGACACATTATGTTAGTTATCCATTTGAAAATGATTATCAAAAACAATTAAATGCTATTATTAAAATACCTTCAATTTCAAACGCAGTTACATTAGATTGGGTTGCTTCAGATGGTATTCCTTTTGTGGTTGAAAATAATGATACAACAGTATACAACGGAAGAGGGATTATTAAATGTATATGTCCTATGAAACACGGATTAACACCGGGAGAATTTGTTAAATTAAATTTTAATTATAATGGGGTTGATACTTTTGAAGTTTATAGTTTAGGTGATGGGAAATACGAAAGTGATTTATATATTTTTAACATTTTTAATGTTGGGTTTACAGGAACAACATTTACTACCGGAACAGAAGGTACATTTAAACGAATTATAAATAGTGATAATCCAAGTGACACTATCTCAACATATTATGTTAGAAGACATAAAATTTTAACAAACCCTGATAATGCAATTTTAGTAAATGCGGGATTTGACCAAAATATTTTTGGTGTTAAGAAAAAATATGAAAGTAGTGGTTTTACACCTAACAGAATTGCTAGAGTTTCAATAAAGGAAGGCTCTCAATCTTATACATTATCATTTGATAAAGATATTAGAATTAATGATTTAATTGATAATCAAAAAAGACCATTAACTGAATTATTTTTTACAACAATTTGGAAAGGTTATTTTGGTTATACATTTGGTAGGTTAATTGGGCCAGGATTGGGTTATCAGGGTATGAAGTTTGGTTATGATTTTAATTTACCTTTAAATCCCCAAACTAAATTACCTTCATATTGGTGGAGTGAACTAAATAATAATTCGGATACAAACATTCCAATAGATACCTACGTGAATACAACGTTAGGACCAAATGGTTTACCATTGGCTCAATATAATGGAGTACCAATAGTTTTCACATATAATAGGTCTTTAAAGGAAGGTGATACGTTAGATGGTGATTATTGTGAGTGGAATAATTTTGAACAAACAGAAAGAGTTATTTCTAATTTATATCATAAGATAACGTATAACGCAAGGGCATTTAATATTGGAAGACCAACTAGTTCAACAGGTTATCGTATGTCTTTGGACAATCCTTACGGGTATTATTATCAACCACATAATAGTTTAACTATTAGACAATTCTCAGATTACATTGAGGAGGGAGATAAGAAAAATGTGGTGGATGTTCCTAATTATGCGTATTACTCTCCAAGTAAAGATACTTTTTTATGGAAGGATTTATATAGTTACGGATTTATTGACTCTAATAATATTGGGGTTAATTATCCATTTTTAAATGGGGCTCATTACCCTTATACAAATATTATTTTTAGAATAATACCTGAAGGTACTAATTATAATGAACAGACAATAACCGCAGAACCAATAATAGACGATTGTGAGTAATAAATTTAGATTTGTAATCCCAAATGATGAGCAGTACATTCTTTTACCGATTGAACTGAAGTGGGATATGTATGGACAAGAAGATAGTATTGAACTTTATGAAGAAGATGTTATAAGAGATATTATTAATAGTCCGGAAGATTTTGAGTTATTAAGGTTTTCACATAAACCATATGATAATGATACAAAAACGGATGTTAAGTATGATTTTAATTTTTATAATGGTAATGTGAATGATGTTGCGTCAGCAACAAGTAGTGATTGGGTTAATAGTTATTTACCTGAAGGGTTTGAAAAAAGCGAAATATATTACTATGAAAAACCTTTTACCAAATCATTTTTTAAATTGGATTTTTATGATACAATGGATGGTAAATCACAAACCAATTATTTTACAATAATTATACCGGTTCAACAGGGATTTACTGAAACGGTTACATTATCACCTTACATTCCGGATGTGATGATTAAACGACCATCTTACAAATTAGATTTTGTTGGTGATAAGGAAGGGTTTTTTATTTATTGGTTAAAAAATGTTAATTTTTATGATTTAACAACTTTTTATATGAGTGCTAAGTTTTTTGATGGTAAGTTAGGTGTGTTTGTTAAAATGATGAAAGTACCTCAATCATCACCATTGATTCCAAGTGTTTTTGAGTTTGAGTCGAAGTATTTTTATTATAAAGTTAATTTAGATTATGTTAACAAAACATATGAGATTTTAGATGATTTAAATGTTAGAGTAGGAACGACTAGTTCCATAAAATGGTATGAATATATTAATCCATAATGAGTGCAAACACCTATCGTATAAGAATATCTCCTGAAGTTATAAACGGGGATATTTTTAAAATTAATTATATCGGAGACCCATATCTTGAGCAACAAAGAATTCCTTTTTGTTGTGACATTTACACTAGAGAGGTGACCAAATATATTGATGGGAATGCTTATGTGTATTCATCAATGACTCAAATATTATCAGGAGGTACTAACACCACTAATATTTCAAAAGCGACACTTAAGCCGGGAACATCGTTATTAACCGGAATGACAATTCCTATATTGATTACTGAAAATACCGTGGACGTTGGGTATTATTCTGTATTTGATGGTATGATTGTCCAACAAGAAGTTATGACTAACTTTTTATTTTCGGCCAATACCTCATTCCCTTATACGTACAATTTTTATAATACTTCAGATGTTGAATTTAAAAAATATCTAGAGTTTTCATCTTATGAAATAGATTGGGGAGATGGGACACCAAAAGAAACTGTTACAAATGTTAGTCCTAATTTTTATTCACATCCATACTCACAACCCGGTGAATTTACGATTAGTATGTCAGGTATGAGTCCGTGGGGTTCTAATGTGGTAAAGAAAACGGTCACAGTACCATTTACAAATACAACAATATTAGACCCAAAAGGTACGACTTGTTTTACTCCAATGGGGGGTAGTTGGTCAGCAACACCAATTTGTTATGACTTTATTTATAGTGGTGATGCGAGTTGTGAAACTTATCAAAGTGGTGTTAATCCTTATTTAACCGTACCATTAGTTGTTAGTGGATACACTCAATCAACGGTATCGGATTTAAGAGTTTATGGTAAAAAACAAGATTTAGATGGGGGGTATTATAAGATTGGTGTTCAGATAACAGGTACGACAGGTGTTGTCGGGACATATTGGGGTGGAAGTGCAAACGGTAATCAATTATACACCGGGTATACAATAAATGGAGTTGATTACTATGATTATAGTGATGGAACAACACTCTTTGTGGTTAGTGGTGTAACACCGATAGACACGGTATGTGAACCAATTGTAAAAAATGAGGCATTATTAAACGTAATTGATGAGCCAGAAGTTCAATCCAATGTATTTATAGAGAGGGGAAAAGTTTCCGGATTTGAATCCATGGAAAGATTAGGAGAAGTGGATAATTTAGGTGACCTTGAAAAATACGGTTACAAATATTTCAACATAATAAAAATAGATTAAAATAATAATATGGCAACAGGAACATATGGAACGATAAGACCGGCAGATGTATCACCGGAGGATGTAGACATCATTCTTAATTATACACCATCAAGAGATGAAACAGATAATTTTGTATTAACAAAGTTAGATGCGGTATCTATATTGAGACCTTATTTTAATAATTCACAGACAAATCCTTCAAGTCCTAACCCTAATGTAGAAATATTAGGTGGGTTGTACAATTTAAGATTGCCTGCAGAACAATTTAACCAATTAGGTATCTACACCTTATACATAAGACCTGCGGAGATTAGAACGAGTATATTAGATTGTGGTGTGTTATCATCATTACCTAACGTAAAAGGACTTGTTATTGATTTAAATAATGTTCCAAGTCAATTTAGAAATAAATTTGTTAATCAAGGTTTAGTTGGTTTTAGAATTGAGTATTTAAACTCTGATGGAACAAAAATACCTAATTTTTTTAGAATTGTAACATCATCATTCTTTTGTGAACCGGTTGTACAAAATTTAACAAATACTTCACAAAAAGCGATTAGATATAGATATACTGATAACAATACAAATTTAATCTTTTGTACGGTTTCTCCGTCGTCATCTCCGACAAACAAACCAAACGCAACACCATATATTGGTCAGCCAAATCAAACTATTATAATGTCTAATACCTTCTTTAATCCGATAACACTTGATATTGAGATTGCAGACCAAGATTTCTCAACATTGGCAATTGCTCTTTACGGTAATCAAACTAAATCTATGGATGATGGTATTTACACTATTTACGACGCGAATAACAACATTTACCAACAATATAACCTATACGAAATTAGAGACCAATTTAATACGTTATTATATGAAGTTAGACAAAATAGAGGTGATAATATTGATTTTAGTAAAAACTTTACAAACATAACTGAATAATGGCATTACAAAAATTTACATGTCCTCCACAAGGTCCATCCGGTGCAAGTTCATTCTCTGATGATTTAGTTGGTTTCCAACTAGTTACGGGGGGTGGTTTGACGCAGGGTAATTTTGAATTTGCGACTTCTTTTAATGAAAAAACAAATAGAACTTTTAACACAGGAACATTCTCCGACCCAATCAGTTTAGAAGGGTTAGGGTTAGAGAGTACACTTCAGTCAAGAACTATATTTGAAAATAACTTTAAAGTTTATCCAAATTTTGACTTAAGTCAAATTACTAATTTTACTCAATATGGGTCTTTAGTGAAAAGATTATCCACAGCTGTTGAAACAATCATCGCAAAATTCCCAGCAGCACTTGAAGCAACTCTTATGGGTGAGAACTATATTAAAGGTGAAACAGCAACAAATATAACTTACAATGAGATTGATAATATTACTAGTTTTGATTTAGATGTTGCTCGTTTAAGGAATCCGTTTGCAATTGATTTTACAATTAACTCAACTAGAAACCTTGAATTAAAAGAGATTCAGGTGTCTTCGCTTAGAGATATGACGGTTCAATACGCTAATTATAGTTTATATTATAATGGTAATGGATATAATGTAACGGCAATTATTCCAACAACATCGATGACATCGGGAACTTTAAACATAAGTGTTAGTGGTCATCCGTTTCCATTTCAAACAGTTACTTTTGATGATTTAGTTATTAGACCAAATGATTATGAGGTTAATAGAATTTTCAATGAACATTTAGATGAGGTTGAAAATTTTCTTTTAAATAGAAATGTTACCCCAAAATATACTGCGAGTTTTAATGTACCAAGAGACGCTGAAGATGGAACATATTTTTCTTCACAGGAATTTATTACATTTCCATTAAATGGTTCTTGGAATTTAGATATTGTAACAAATGCGTTCACCAATTATTTAGTTCAATTAAATGATATTGGTGTATCAATGGATGAGTATAAAACCAATATTGTTGCAAGATTTTTAACTACCGGAGCGTTCCAAGAGTTTGACACTATAGGTCAAAAAATGGAAAAAGTATTACAAATCTACGGTAGAAGTTTTGATGAAACAAATAAATTCATAAGTGCGTTAGCGTTTATGAATTCTGTTCATTATAACCCTGGTGATGATATCCCATCTCAGTTACTTAAAAATTTAGCACAAACATTAGGTTGGCAAACAAATATGTCACCTGTATCTACAGATGATTTTTTAAGTTCAGTTTTTGGTCAAACAAATACTGATAGGTCTCAATATCCGGGTATTTCAGATGCTACAACACCTGATGAGTTAAATTATCAATATTATAGAAACTTAATATTAAACTCGGCATATTTGTTTAAATCAAAAGGTACAAGAAAATCAATTGAAACGTTAATGGCTTTGATTGGTGCCCCTGACGCTTTAGTTGAATTTAACGAATACATTTATTTAGCAGACCAAAGAATTAATGTTAATCAATTCAACACACAGTTTGCTCAAATATCGGGTGGTACGTATACTCAAGAACTACCAACACTTGAGGCGGGTAATACATATAGATTAAGAGATATTGAATATACTGGATTTACAACAACCACAGTAATTAAAGATGTTAATATAACTAAAGACGAGTATCCAATGGATGATTTAGGGTTTCCTAAAGCACCGCCAAATACTGAGGATTTTTTCTTTGAAAAAGGTAGTGGTTGGTTTGAACAAACACCAAAACATAGAGCTCCTGAAGAAGTAAGTTTTACTAATAGTGTATTTACAGGTGCAAATCCTAATTATCAAACAGTTCTAACACCATATAGTTATGGTCAAGAATATTTTAATAGATTTAGAGATTTTCCTTTTATGACTTTAGGGTATAATCTAACTCAAACTATTGATAATAATAAAAGTTGGGTTGATACCGAAGTTGGACTACGTTCAAATTTAGAAGGTGGATACAACGCAAGATATTTTACAACAAACGATGCGTTAGTTCTTAATGCCAAAAATACCGATTTATTTTTGAATCCGGCTCAAGGTCTTTCATATGATGTATGGACTATGTCAAGGGAATATAATTTCCCAATACCAAATGAAGGTTTAAATTATATTCAACCAACATATTGTGACCCGAATCCGGTATCTAATTATCCAATGAGAGGTGGTGTGGATTGGACAGAAATAAATCCACAACCAAAACGTAAGACATTCTTTGAGTTTGCTCAAACATTTTGGAAAAACATGATTAATGTTAGAAATAGACAATTCTCAACTGACGGTAAAACAATGGGGTATCCAACCCTTCAGTCAATTTATTGGAAATATTTAGACGCTCAAAAATTGGCCGGAGTACCGGATGGTAGTTTCAACTATACTAATATGATTGAGTATGTAGATGGAATGGGTGATTATTGGGTGAGATTAGTTGAACAAATGGTTCCTGCAAGTACAATATGGAATACGGGGGTTAAATACGAAAACTCTATTTTTCATAGACAAAAATTTGTTTGGAGAAGACAAGAAGGTTGTCAATTAATACCAGTTCCTTGTAACCCATGTTCAATGGTTAGTAACCTTTATACTTATGACTGTGATGTTCAATCGGTACAATGCTCAATTTACCCATGGCAAACTAATCCTTTATTAACAGAATTTAGTGCTGTGTTAGGGTATCTATTAAACAATTATTTAACATCACAAGATTATGAATTAAACGATTGTTTATTAAACACTTTAAAAAGTACTTGGTACGTTGTTTTAAGTATTGATGATGTTGAAATAGTTCAAAATCAATTCTTTACAGGTACAGGATATACAAACACTGATTTGAGTTCACCAACAACTGCTCAATGGAATACCGCATTAGAAACTGCCTTAAATGGTTTAGATTTGTACGGTTATGAGTATATTTTAAATGATACTGACGTTATTGTTTATAACTCAATTTGTTCAGTAAATGATACGGGAATCAATTTTAAATTGAATGTTGGAATAAATTTTGAAATTTTATGTAATTAATGGCTTGTAGTTTATCATATGTATTAACGAGTTTATCGGGAGATTGTACTAATTCTAATTTAGGTGGTTTTAGTATAGATATAACTGGAACCGCACCGGATTATAGTATTCAGTGGGTTAATCCTGCGTTAGGGACTATTGTGTTAGGTGCCGGAGTTACAGGTTATACTGCGACTACATTGTCAGCAGGAACATATTCATTTAATATTCTTGATTCGTGTTTACCTACTATGACTTCATTACCGGTGAATATTAATATATCTAGTGGTACATGTGCAAGTATTGTAGGAATATCTAACACGACGTGTAATAACAATAATGGGTCACTAACAGGACAAACAGCTAACCTTTATGGTATAAGTACGTTTAGTTTGTATGAAACCACAACAGGATTTATAACTTCAGGGTTATCATTTACCAATAATTACATTTTTAATGATTTATCTCCGGGTATATACTACGTTAATGCTGACGATGGTGGTGGATGTAGTGGTCAGAGTGAAACAACTATTATTCAACCTTCGACAAATATTACGTGGGGATTTTATACTGTAATGGATTCCGGATGTGCTAATGTTGATTCGGGAAAAATATATGTTACAGGTCTTACCGGTAATCCTCCATTTACTTATTTATGGTCAAATGGCGAGACCACAGATTTTATTACGGGTTTAACTGCGGGTGTTTATTCCGTAGTGATAACAGATAGTTTAGGATGTACTCAATCACAAAGTGCGACTGTGACAGAAGTTGACCCATTAGGTTTTGGTGAATTTAGTGTAATACCTCCAACATGTTTTAATAGTGATGGTCAAGTGACTCTTGTAATTACGGGAGGTACTGGTCCATATTATTATTCAGCGTCGACAGGTGTTATAGCGGTTTCTTTTAGTTCATCTCAAACATTTTATAATATTGGTGGTGGACCATTTGCTGTTGAAGTTACTGACGCGGCTTTATGTAAAATAACTCCAACAACAACAATTATTCCACCAAACGGGTTTAATATTGTTAGTGTAACGACAACTAATTCAAATTGTGGTAATCGTGATGGTAAAATAGATATTCAGGTAAGTGGTGGTGCAGTTCCTTTTACTTATACTTTAACAGATTCTTTAGGTAATAGTATTATTGAACCTACTGATTTTAGAAGTTGGATTTTTTCTAATTTAGCGACGGGGACATATACTTTAACTATTTCTGATAATGGGGGTTGCACTTATGTTAGTTCACCTATTTCTATAAATAATGTTCCTTTATTTACGTTTACTGCAGATACTACCGGTACAACCTGTAATTTAAATAATGGTTATGTTGCCATTACAGTATCAGGTGGTACACCGCCTTACACATATACCGTTGGGGGTGAATTTTCTTATGAATCTATTCAAACACCATTAAGTGCATATACTTTTAATAATTTATATTATGGAAATTATTCGTTAGAAATAACAGAATCAACTCCTGGTGTTATTTGTAAGCAAACAGGTGGTTTTGAAATAGAAACATCAAATAATGTTGATTTTATGTTATCAGGTACTAACGCTAACAATGGTAATGATGGAACAGTTTCTGCATATATTACAAATGGAATACCACCATTCACATTATTATGGAGTAATAACGTAAATGGTCAAACAGGGTATTATTTAAGTAATTTAAGTGCCGGAACATACAGTTTACAAGTAACCGATAGTGAAGGATGTGTTAAAAATAGAGAGGTAACTATAGACGGGTTTGATTCAATATCGTCGTTTCAAACGTTTAATATTTGTGATAGTGAATTTGAAAACATTGGTGAGTTAGTTAAAAAAGGACCTAAACAAATGTTGAATGAAGGGTATTATGATTTAACATCCGGATACACAAATTGTATACTTAATCAAGCGGTATTCAATATTGTCGCAACAATTGGAGCTATTACTAATATTTCACAATTTTATGTTAGTACCGCATTAAATGATTTCCCAACAGATAATGAATATTTTGACGCTTTAGTTGCGTTACTAAAAACTTTTGACCAAGTTGCTCAAGTTAATATTGACCCATTAAATAATGGGATTCAAGTGATTGCGAAATGTGAAGAACAATATTTGGTAGCAACTGATGTAACTGTTGATATGTTTATTGAATATAATATCTCTTGTCAATATTGTAGTTTACCACCAACATTAACTCCAACGTCAACACCAACACAGACACCTACACCTACGGTTACACCAACACCTGGTTTATCGCCAACTCAAACACCTACACAAACACCAACACCTACAGTTACGCCAACAATTACGCCAACTATGACTAAAACACCGACACCAACACCTACTCAAACACCTACACCAACATCTAGTTCGGCTCAATTATGGTATTTATATTCGTCTTGTTTATTAGTGGATGGAGAGTCACAAGTTATCTTACAACCAATATTAGTATTACCGACATTAACTATTGGTGACGTGTTTGTTTTCAATGTACCGGATAGTAAACCTGAATGTTGGTCATTAATTAATACTTATAATGGTTTACCATCACCAATTCCGTTTGGTGCTTTAGTATTTAATACTAATTACTTCACATCAGTATCTAACACTATTTACCCATTTAATGAAGGTAGAGAATGTGATGAATGTCAAGAAGGTATAAATAATATTGAACCAATAACTAATAATTTTTTAGTTACAGTATATAAATCTAATTGTAACATAACAAATATTTCACCACCATTTTACTTTTCTAATGATTCTACATTCCCAATTGATATTAGTAGTCCATTTGTTGGTGTACATTCAGGTTTTAATGGTGATTTATCCATAACCGTTGTTAGTACATTAAATCAAAGTCAATGTGTTTCCTTGATTGTAGATGGTGTAACTTATTTATCTCCACAAACAATAACATTTAACTATCTTGAACCTCAAACTCAAGTTGTTGAGTTTTTAAATGTAAATATATCTGAGGATTCTACATTTGAAATTA